AAGTGTGAAAAAGAAAAGATTTTATATCACACATATGTTGACTCTATTAGCTCTGATCTTAAATGTAAAAACGTAGATCAAATTAAATCAGATGTTTATGTGGTTATAAAAAGTTCTAATATTTGTCAGCCAGAAGAAACTAAGAAAGAAATAGAGATAATTGATTTAATAGAATGCAACACCATGAATTCTTATTTAATTAAAGATATCCCAGAAGAATTCTACTCTAAGTGGAAATGTGAATATCCATATAAAGAGCTTCCTACCTTTAATGAAAAACTTAATAATATGTGTGAGCTTATAAAAAAATGAGTAGAAAGCTAATTCCTTTAAGCATCGAGGAGTTACACATTATATCTAAGTCCTTAGAGTTATTAGCAAATACAAAGAAGCATTTTAATCTACTCTATGAAGAAGAATTAAAGTTAAATGAATATATAAACTTAAGACTTGAGCGATATTTAACTAGAAGCTTTATCGTAGAGAGAAGAAAAGAAGATGGGGAAAAAAGAATCCGCTATAAAGAGGATAGAAAAATGGCTCTAAATTATAAGAAATGAGGATCTATATTTCTTTAGATTAAAAGGAGACTTATGCTTAAATGGCTTAGGTGTTTAGTATTAGGACATAAATGGAAATCTTTTCACGAGTGTAAAAACGGAATTAAGCTCCTATTCCTTCACTGTGAATCCTGCATGAAGAGATATAGAAAATGAAAGTCATTATTGAGTTTGATGGTCATGAAGAAAAAGAAGAATATAAAAGCGATGAGTTTGAAATCTTCTGGAATTCTTACGGAAAGAAAGTCGATCGAGTAAAATGCGAAAAGGCTTGGAAGAAATTAAAGAAGCAAGAGATCGAGAAAATCCTGGAGACTATAAATCGATACGTCGGAGCTAATCCAGATATTCAATATCGAAAGAATCCACTTACCTATCTGAATGGGAAGTGCTTCAACGATGAGCTTCCAGACTATGGAAAAAATCAAAATAATACTTTACCTTTGAACGACAAACCTATAATACCAATCGAATGGCAATAAAGCTAAACCTTAGCGATCTACACCTTGAGAAGGACATCATCGCTCACTTACTCAGCTATCCTCACTTATTTTCGGAGGCTGACAAAATAATCAATGCTGAATCGTTTACTGACACTTTATTCAAGGCGTCATATTTAGCGTTTAAGGAACTATCGCTAGAAGATAAGAGGATCACTAGAGCAGATGTATTTCGTGTCCTTAAAAGCAAAGAAAAAGAGAAAGGGATTTCTTCGGAGCTGGTCCTGAAATTAATGCCAGACCGAGTGATCAACCTGGAAGACTCCTGCTATCTGCTAAAAGAGACAGAAGGAAAGAGAAGATTTCACGATCTGGCCTTCAAGATCCAGGCAGCGATCCTAGATAACAAAGAAGTCTCAGACTTACAGACGATCATCGAGAAGGAGATGGACTCACTAGAGCGATCTATCGAATCGACAGAGGTGTTCGACATCGCTAATCTTTACGACGATGTGATCAATCGCCTAGAGGCAAACGCTGGAAAGATAAAATTCTCAGGCATCGACACTGGATCGCGTGAACTTAACTACATCCTTGGAGGATTTCAGGAAGGTATGACGGTCATCGCTGGGCGTCCAGGTATGGGAAAGACAGTAGCTGGATTACAACACGCTAAGAGCGCTGCAAAATCTGGTAAACGAGTTCTATTCCTTTCGCTTGAGATGCCAAAGGAGTCGCTAATGTATCGTCTTATCAGCTCCGAGAATTGCGACTATAAATACAGCGATCTAAAAGCTAACCGAGTGAAGCCGGACGATATACTTAAAATCCGCAACTCGAACGCGTCGATCCTTAAATCGCTTCCGATCTTCTTCTATGACTCCGATAATCGTGACATCAACTATCTGTCTATGATCCTGACATCGGAGGCCAAGCGGAATAAAATCGACCTGGTAGTCATCGACTATCTGCAACTGATCAGAGACAATCAGCTCAAGGATCAGTCAGACTTTGCTCAGGTTTCATCCGTATCCAATAAGATTCAGAAGCTAACCAGGAAGCTAAAGATTCCGATCATCGCTTTGTCTCAGCTATCAAGAGGAATCGAGGGAAGATCTTCAAGACTTCCACAGCTATCAGACATTAGAAGCTCTGGCAATGTAGAGCAGGATGCCATCGCTGTCATCGGTTTATATCGCGACGATTACTACAAGTACACAGACGCCAGGGCTAACAATACCCCCAAAGGACCGGACGATAATATCCTAAACTATGTGATCCTTAAAAACAGAGACGGAGAGACCTGCACGATTGATCGCTATGTGGATGTTACTACCAATAGAATCGCTGATTCTTATGATGAGCTAAGGGCTTACCAGGGTTTAATTAAAGAGACGGCTTTAAATACAATTAATAACACCTTTGAGGAGGCAAAATTTTAAGACTATGAACGTATTAAGTTTATTTGATGGAATGTCCTGCGGACAACAAGCGCTAGAAAGAGCAGGATTTAAAGTAGATAATTATTTTGCATCCGAAATCGATAAGTATGCTATTCAGGTTACAATGGCAAACTATCCTAATACGAAGCAACTTGGAAGCGTAGTAAATGTCGATGGCTATTCTTTGCCAAAAATTGATATACTTATAGGCGGATCGCCTTGCCAATCCTTTAGCTTTGCCGGTAAGAGGAAAGGAATGAGTACAAAGGACGAGCAAGAAATCTTAACGCTTGAGCATTACTTGCAATTAAAAGCAGAGGGATTTGAGTTTGAAGGCCAGTCTTATCTATTCTGGGAATACATGAGACTTTTAAATGAGACAAAGCCGAAATACTTTCTTCTTGAGAATGTAATGATGGGAGAGAAGTGGGAGAAGGTTTTGTCCAAAGCTATCGGAGTCAAGCCAATCATGATAAATTCCGCTTTAATTTCAGCTCAGAATCGCCAGCGTTTATATTGGACTAATATCGGGCTAGAACCTGCTGGTTTATTTGGAGATTTAGAAACGACAATCGAACAGCCAAAGGACAAAGGAATTCTTTTTAAGGATATTTTAGAGCCATAAGTTGATTCGAAATAGTTTTTAAGCGAGAAGTTAGTCAATAAAATAAAATCAAATAATTTAGTAAACTCAGAAATCATATGCCACAATATGCAGCCACGTTCTGGGGATCCTACCAAAGGAGGAACTGGACACCTTACTCGAACAGATGGCAAAACTTACTGTTTAGATACGGGAAATACTAACGCTGTTGAAATTGTAGGAGGAGATTTTAGATCTGATGAGGGATATAGATGGAGAAGTGGAGGCAAGAGCGGAACTCTAATGGCTCAAGCTAGAACAGATGGAACTGCCGGACAAGCATTAGTCAAAATAGAAGAAATAGAAATAATAGCTACACAGATAGGTAATAGTGAAAATTTTGGTAATTCAACTTCAGAAAAAGGAAAAGCATTTACATTAAGAAAGTGCGAACCTAATGGAGTAATCATAGATTCTAAAATTAGAAGACTTACTCCTATCGAATGCGAGCGCCTTCAGACTGTTCGAGATAATTACACTAATCACGTCTCAGACTCTCAGCGATATAAGATGCTAGGCAATGGCTGGACAGTCGATGTAATCGCTCACTTTTTTAAATACATGAAATGATAACTATCAAAGGCCAGGTGCCAAGCAAGTCAAACGGATACCGTATCGGAGGTAATCGTCTCTATAAGACCGTAGATCTCAAGAGCTACGAAGTGAGCTTTGAGTGGCAGATCAGGAAGCACTTAGGCGAAACGATAAGCGTTCCCTTTGAGATTTGGATAGACGTCTATTTCCAGTCGAACAGATCTGACCTGGACAACTCGGCAAAGGTTATTCTAGACTGCCTCCAGAATTGTGGCATGATTGCAAACGATCGACTGTGTTCGGTCCTGGTCATGAGGAAGCACATTGATAAGCTGAATCCTAGAATTGAGTTTGAGATTAAACCGGTTGATATTGGACACTAATAAAAATCTGCCGGACAATTATAAGCAGTGCATCGCCTGGATCGAGTCAGAATTGACACGAGAGACACGTTCGTCTCCTTGCCTGGTGTTGTTATCAATGACGTAAATGAATCGCTTAGAATGAATCTATTGAGAATGTTAAATAACCACGGGGCGGAGCGGAGAGCAGCGTTCCTGAGGACCAAAAGAATAAAGGACTATCTAAACAAAAACAAATGAAAACAAAATCAGAAGTATTTAACATGGATTGCAGTCTGAATCTTAAAGGCTAAATCGTGAAATCTTCTCTTTCCTTCTGTCTCTTTTAGCTGATAGCAGGATTCTTCTAGGTTGATCAATCGGTCAGGCATTAGTTTCAGGACCAATTCAGCCGAAATTCCTTTTTCTTTTTCTTTGCTTTTAAGGACTCTAAATATATCAGCCCTAGTGATTCTCTTATCTTCTAGCGATAGTTCCTTAAATGCAAGGAATGACGCCTTAAATAAAGCGTCTGTGAAAGATTCTTCACTGACTAATTTATTAGCTTCACTAAATAGGTGAGGATAAGCTAGTAAGTGTGAGATGATGTCACGCTCTAGGTGCACATCGTTTAGATTTAGTTTTACTGCCATTCTTCAGAAACTTCAGAGCCAAATTTGAGT